TATGGAACACCATAAAGAACATATTTTCAAAGGTTGGCACAGCAATAGCAGACGGCATAAAGGGTGCTGTAACGTCTGCGGTTAATCGTGTTTTATCAACTGCCACAAAGATTATCAACGGCTTTATAAGTGCTATTAACTTTGCTATTGACATAATCAACGCAATACCGGGTGTAAATATCAAACGGCTTGAAAAATTGAGTGTGCCGCAGATGGCTAAGGGCGGCGTGGTAGATAGTGCTACACTTGCCGTAATTGGCGAACAAGGTAAAGAAGCCGTTATTCCTCTTGAAAACAACTTACAATGGCTTGATAAGTTGGCTACTATGCTTAATGACAGAATGGGCGGCAATCAGCCAATAGTGCTTAATGTTGATGGTAAGCGGTTCGCAGAAATCAGCGTAGATAGCATTAACAGCCTTACCCGTCAAAGGGGCAGCATACCCCTTGTAATGTATTAAGGGGGTTTTAGATATGGCATATTTGAAAATAAACGATATAGATATATCAATGTATGTTAGCGGTTTGAAAGTTAGTAGAGCCGCTAACTACACTTCACAAACAAACGCGGCAGGAAATACGGTAGTAGATTATATAAACACTAAGAGAACAATAGAAGTAACCGTTATTCCTCTTGATGATGCCGCAATGAAAACAGTAGCAGCCTTGATAGAGGAAATGAGCGTATCAGTATCATACAGAGAGCCGCAAACGGGCGAATTAGTAACCATAACGGCAATCATCCCGGCTAATGAAATAGAATACTATACAATACAGGCGAACAAAGTTTCTTATAATGCTATGGAATTAACATTTATAGAACTGTAAGGGGGTAAAGTATGCTAACAACGGATAAAACTATATTAGATGCTTACAAAAGCCCCGTAAGGCACATTAACGCGGAAATTATCGTATATGATGGCGATGCTGTGAAAACCCGCTTTTATGATGATACTGTTATACAATCAATATCATTGGAGCGAACAAGCGAAACAAATAAGTTTTTCGGTTTCGGCGTAAGTCATAAGGCAAATATAAAGGTATTAGATATAGAACGTAATATAGATATAAAGGCAGGAAACAGCCTTGTTATTGATATTAAGAACGGCGGCAACGCCTTACGCATAGCCCCACGCCTTTATATTACAGAGATACATAGGGACGAGATAACAAACCAATTATCTATAACTGCCTATGATAAGTTAAAAGACGCGGCAACGCACACAGTAAGCGAATTAAGCGTAGAGTTACCCGCAACAATAGCAGATTATGCGACACAGGCAGCAGCCGCATTGGGCTTAGGCGTTTTCTATTACACAGAAAACGCGGCTTTTAGTGTTTCATATGAAACAGGGGCTAACCTTGATGGGGCTGAAACCCTGCGGCAACTCTTAGACGCGATAGCGGAAGCAACTCAAAGCATTTACTATATCAGCCGCTACAATACGCTTATTTTCAAACCATTAGACAAAGACGGCACAGCAGCCTATACCATAGACAAAGAGCAATATTATAACCTTGAAAGCGGCGATAATCGCAGATTGGCGGCTATCTGCCATACTACGGAATTGGGCGATAGCATAACCGCAAAGTTAGAAGTAAGCGGCACAACCCAATATGTGCGGGATAACCCGTTTTATGAGTTGCGTGAAGATACCCATACATTGATAGATAATGCTTTATCTGCTGTTGGCGGTATGACTATAAACCAATACGAATGTGATTGGAGAGGAAACCCTGCGATAGAAATAGGCGATAAGTTAGCCATAGTCAAGAAGGACGGCACAACCGCCCTAACATACCTATTGGATGATACTTTAACCTATGACGGCACTTTATCACAGCGTAGCCAATGGCGTTATGAAGATGGAGAAGCGGAAACCGCTGAAAACCCAACAAACTTAGGTGAAGCACTCTATAAAACGTTCGCAAGGGTTGATAAGGTTAATAAGCAAATAGATATTGTAGCAAGCGATACAGAAACAAATGCTAACAATATATCAGCAATACAATTAAATACAGAAAGCCTAATAGCGTCCGTTACAAAGATTGAAGAAAACGTTAATACTACTATTGAGGGCGTAAATGGAGAAATTGAAACCCTTTCGCAGAAAGTAAATGCGGCTATGACTGCTGAGGGCGTTAAACTATCTATACAAGAGGAATTAGCAAACGGCGTAAATAAAGTATATACAGAAACAGGGTTCGCATTTGACGCAGACGGATTAAGGATTAGTAAGACGGGAAGCGAAATGGAAAGCCTATTAGATGAAGATGGGTTAAAGGTATTTCGTGATGATGTAGAAGTATTAACCGCTGATAATGTCGGTGTTAATTGTATTAACGTTAATATAAGACAATACCTAATGATAGGTGATAGCCGTTTTGAAGCCTATGGAGCAGGACGGACGGGCTGTTTCTGGATAGGAGGTTAATTAAATGGCTACACAAGGGCAAGTAGATACAAGTAAATGGACGGGCACATATGGTAATAGATACCTAAGTTTCTATTGGAGAAGAGAAAGTATAGATGTAGCAGCACAAACAACCACAATATATTGGTGGTTGATGATGAACGGGACAAACACAAGTCAAGTAACGTGCGAACCATTCCAAATACAGATAGATGGCACTAATGTCTATTGGAGCGATGTAAGAACTAAATACGGGCTTTATGAGGAAATCGCGGATGGTTACACTACCATACAGCATAACGCAGACGGCACTAAAACTTTTAGTGTAACTGTTAGAGGTGCTATATATTCCAGTAGCGTCAATGTAACGGGCAGCGGTAATTTTACCTTAGAACCAGTAGGAAAGGCTAATATCTTAGCCGCCCCTAACTTTACCGATGAAGACAACCCAACCATAGCGTATGAAAATACCGTAGGAAATACTATTACATCCCTTGCGGCGGCTATCAGCCTAACAGGGGAAACGCCTGATATACCGTATAGGGAAGTAGATATAAACGGCAGTAGTTATACATTCAATCTAACCGCAGCGGAACGAAAAACACTTAGAGCCGCCACAGTAGGCAGCAACAGCCGCAAAGTTAGGTTTTACTTGCGTAGTATCGTTGGAGAGGATTATTTCTTTTCGTGGATGGAAGTAACCTTTACCGTAATAAATGCTATGCCAACCATAGCAGCAGCGGTAATAGATACGAATGAAACCACAAAAGCACTAACAGGCAGCGTATCAACGCTAATAAGGTATCATAGCACAGCATACGCGGCTATGACGGCAACAGCCTATAAAGAAGCAACCATAAGAACCAATGTTATTGAATACAACGGCACATTAACAAGCAACACTACTAAAACTGTGCCAAATGTAGAGAGTAACGTGTTTTCCTTTATTGCGTCTGATAGTCGCGGCAATACGGCAAATGAAACCATTGTAGCCCCTATGATTGACTATATACGTCCAACAGCAAACATAGACACAACGCAGCGTATGAGTGCTGAGGGCGTATATACTTTGAGCGTAAGCGGCAATTACTACAATGATACCTTTGGTTATACATCAGCCGCAGCCGCAAACACACTAACGCTACAATACCGCTACAAGGAGCAGGGCGGCAGTTATGGTAGTTGGGTTAATATGTCCCCAACCATAACAAATAACACTTACTCAGCGTCTATAACGCTTACAGGGCTTGATTATAGGACGGTTTATGTATTCCAATGCCGCATAGTTGATAAGTTAAATACCGTTTTATCTGCTGAGGTAACAAGCATAAGCCTACCCGTTTATCATTGGAGTGATAAAGACTTTGTATTTGAAGTGCCTGTAACCTTTAATGCGGGTTTTACAGGAGAGGGCGAAACGGGCGGCGGTAGCGGCGAATGTGCTATTGTAGATGGAACATATACAGGAGACTTAAAGGTAACAGGGGATTTATGGTTAAAAGGCAGCGGAAACTATGGTAATACAATATACTTTGGTGATAAGACATACACCTATATACAGGAAACCCCTGACGATACCTTAAATATTAAGGCAACTACAATAAACCTAAACGGCACTAATATAAATGTTAATGGTTCGCCTATTGGTAGCGGCGGCAGCAGTAACGCAACCTATGGCACATGGACGCCAACCCTTACAACGTCAGCAGCGGTATCATCATACACCACGCGGCAGGGATGGTATCAAAAGGTGGGTAATGTTGTCACTATTGGTTGGCAGATAAAAGCCAATATAAAAAATGGTTATGCTACAAGCGTAATAGGAATAAGCGGATGCCCTTTTACCCCGTCTCATAGTGCGTTTGGCGGCGGCATAGCAGATAATGTCTATATGTCTTATAAATTCACCTTTGGCGGCTATGTGTTAGGAACAGATGGGGTTATATCATTACGCGGACAAATATGCCAATTAACACTTGACGCAAATCAAAGTATAACAAGTGCCGTATATTACCCGGAAGGATTGACACCGGGATTATTAACCTTAGGCGGCTCTATAACATTTATGACAAGTAATTAAGGGGGTTAGACGATGGAAGCAGTATTAGCAGCCATTACACAAGTAGGCTTTCCTATTGTTTGTGCGGGGGTTATGGGTTGGTTTATTTATAAAATCTATACCAATAGCACAGAGCAAAATAAGGTATATATGGAGAAAGTTCAAGCCCGTTGTGCTGAAAGAGAAGAAAAGTTATATACTTATATTGATAAGGCACAAGAGATAAACGGGCAAGCCATAGCAACCATTACCCTATATGCTGAAAGATTAGATACCATACAGGCAGACGTAAAAGAAATAAAAGAACGGCTACAATAAGCGTTACACAGAACGCTATGAGAGCCGCCGAAAGGGAAGCGGGTAATACAATTCCCTTATTGACTTAAAAACGAACGATTACAGCGGGACGTGTGAAACGTCCCGCCTTTTTTTGTTAGTGCCGGATAATCTAACCAATAGAGGGAAAACCGTAATTGCTAAATCCGCAAGCCTATGATAGTCTTAAAGCATAGGAGAGTGATTATATTATGTCGGTTATCCGCATACATAAGACAAGCAATTTTACAGTAATGTCTAATTATCATTTCAAAGAGAAAGGAATGAGCCTAAAAGCAAAGGGGTTATTATCGTTGATGCTATCCCTGCCCGATGATTGGAATTATAGCGTTTCGGGGCTTGTTAAGTTATCTAAGGATGGGAAAGATAGTGTAATGTCTGCCCTACAAGAGTTAGAAAAGTTTGGTTATCTCAGCCGCAGCCAACAATTCAACGCAAAGGGACAATTTAGCGGAATAGAGTATAACATATATGAAGAACCGCAACCGGAAAACCCCACTACGGCTAAACAGAATGCGGCTAAGCCCATATCGGCTAATCAGGATGCGGAAAACCCGCGACAATTAAATACTAATCAATTAAAAAATAAAGAAAATAAAAATATTAAAGAATTAAGCACTAACGAAAATACCATTAGCGAAAGTGAATTGTTTGAAATTCTTTTATCTATTGATGATACGGATTTAGCGGAATTATATAGAGAGTATGCTGAGTGGAGAAATACAACAGAAGCCCCACTTACAAAGCAGGGCTTGAAGATGCTTATAAAACGCTGTGAAAGGTTAAGCGAATACAACGTAGCCATACAAAAAGCGATGATAGAAACATCACTAATTCAAGGTTGGAAGAATGTTTTCTCTCCTAAGCAAGAGGAAATGAAAGGCGTTAATAATGTTTTAGAGGAACACGGCAAAATATTGTTTGGTGAATAGGGGTAAGGGGCAGGGGATGCCCCCTTTTTCTGTTGGTGGATGCCCTCCAATCCCACAAGTAAAATTTCTCCTAATTCCCCCACACCTTCACACTCTTAACAACATAGTAACATCCTGTGGATATCTTTTGGTAACACACAAGTAAAATTTGTCCCTTTACAAGTAAAATTTGTCCTTATTCCAAGTAAAATTTCTCCCAATTGGCGATTTTAGAAGTAAAATTTGTCCTTTTACAAGTAAAATCTGTCCTTTTTAGGTTGCTGAAACCCTGTAAAATCAAGGGGTTCGCCCCCCTCTAAAATATACATAAAATAAGGGATACTCACTACGTTCGTATCCCTATGCTTACTGTGTATCTAAGTAGTAGTAGGAGAATAGTATATTTTATTTACTTTACAAAAGAGGAAAAGGGAAAAGGAAAACTCTACTTCCTTTTCATAATTAGGACAAAGGGAAAAATAATTCCTTATTCCCTTGACAAATACCCTAATATTTGGTAGAATAGTCATAGGTAATAATACCTACTGTATCTTCACAAATATATATCATTGAAGCATAGGCGTAGCACCTACTTTAAGAAAAAGAAAGGAAGTAGAAGCAATGAATAATACCCGCCGTAAGCAGATAGCCGCCATTATGGCAAAGTTAGAGGAACTTAGGGAAGAAGTGGAAGCCCTTCACGATGAAGAACAGGAATGCTTTGATAATCTGCCTGAGGGCATACAGTATAGCGAACGCGGTGAAGCAATGGAAGCCGCAGCCGATAACCTTGAAACCGCTATGGATAGCATACAGGAAGCCATAGACGCATTAGAAGAAGCAAGCGTGTAAAGCCAATAGGCAGAAAGGGTAAAGCAATGACAATGCTTGATATTTTCAAAGAGCGGATGCCACAGGGTATGGAGATTATCAAGGTTAAGGAAAGAAACAGTTATTATAAAATAACTGTTAAATATAACGGCGTAGAAGCAGAAAACGATTTACCTAAAAGCAGCACACCTGGTTGTCAAAACAAGGTATGTGATTTTAATATAGCCGCGATAATGATGTATATAGCATTAAAGAAAGATGATAGAGATATGGCGGCAGAATGGCATAACAAGGGATTAACAACAGCACACGAACTAATAAAATAATTAGCCGCCCTTGTGGCGGCTTTTCGCACAGAAAGGATAAACGGCAATGTTGAACGGGTTAGATTTAATCAATGAACGCGAAAACACAATAGTAATGAGTAACCGACTTATACAGAACTCTTACTATGAGTTATCCATTATCCCGCTTAAAACGCTGCTGTATGCTATCAGTAAGATAAAGCGGGATGATACCCACGAAAAAGAGTATAGCATTAGCGTTACTGAACTATGCCAAGTTTGCCGTATGCCCTATAAAGGCACAAACGCCTATAAGGGCAGGGGCGGCATTGTTTATAAGGCAATGCGGGAACTGAGAGC